TAATTGGGTTAAAGCTAATCCTATTGTCTGTAGTTATGAAGTTGGTATTGCTTCTATAAGAGAAGAGTTAGAAATTGCCCTTGATGTTCCAGAGAAGATGAAGAACTATCTCACTAAAAATATGAATGTTTGGGTAGATCAGAAGGATAATGGTTACATGCATATGGATAAATGGAAAACATGTGGTTCAAGTAAAGAAAATCCATTCCCTGATGTTACTGGATTACCTGTTATTAGTGGAGTAGATTTAAGTGCTGTACTAGATTTAACGAGTGTTTCATTTGAAATTCAGTTAAAAGATGGCAGAAAAGCTGTAATGTCTCACTCTTTTATACCAGAAGATACATTAGCAGTTAAAACAGCTTCAGATAAAGTCCCTTATGCAATGTGGGTAGATCAAGGATGGATAACTTGCACTCCTGGAGCATCAGTTGATTATAACTATGTGTTGAAGTACATTGTTGAAACATATGAAAAATATAATTGGGTCAAGGGTGAAGTTTGCTATGACCGCTACCTCGCGACGTGGCTGAGGTACGAACTTGAGCAGTTGGAGTTTATTCCTGTAGATATTCCTCAGGGGATTCCAACTTTAGGTGAACCTACAAAAGATTTTAGAGTTAAAGTTTATCAGGGCAATATAATTCATGATTGTGATCCTGTTTTGACTTGGGCAGTTGGGAATTCTGTAACAAGAGAAGACCATAACGGCAATATTATGCTAGATAAAAGTAAAGCAACACAAAGAATTGACCCTATTGCAAGTTTAATTAATGCACATGTCAGAGGTATTAGTACGGAAGTTGTAATTGATTTGGAAGCTCACATATTATCAGGTGGATTTAGTTTTTGAGAGGTGAAACATGAAAATAATTTTAATATTTATTTTGAAGATTCTCGCTGATTATAGTGAGGATCTTTTAATTTTGTGCGGATTAACCATGATAGTAACAGCTACATTCTTGATTAATTTTATAGCAGGAATTTATACGCTAGGGTTTATTTTTCTAGTCATGGGATTAGCCTTGGCGAGGATACCGCCAAGAAAAGCGAGGTGATTTATAAATGTTTTTTAACAAACTATTATCAGTGAAAAATTCGGACAGTAGCGGAGTAACAGACCCAGCACAGTGGTTAGTTGATCTATTAGGTGGCGGATCAACAACTTCCAGTGGTGAAGCAATCACAGCAGTAAACTCTCTAGAGATTGCTACAGTCTATGCGTGTGTAAATTTGAAATCAAATGCAATTGCAAAGCTTCCAATGCAAGTATTCAAAACCACACCAACAGGCAGGGAGAGAGATAAAGCACATCAGGTTGCAAAACTGCTAGAAGTGCGACCAAACCAATTTACAACTCCATTTACATTTAAACATACTATAAGCGTACATCAGAACCTTTGGGGCACAGCTTATGTTTACATGGAGCCTGACAGAAGAGGGAATATTGTTGCATTGTGGTTATTGCATCCAGATGTTACTCAGCCATATAAGGACATCGAAACGGGACTTTACACTTATATTACCACTCTAAACAACAAGACAATGCGCCTACAGGAAAGCGAAGTAATTAAGCTCCCATATCTATCCTTAGACGGTGTAAGGGGCAAATCACCTATTCAGACTGCTCGTGAGACATTGGGTGTAATGAGTGCAAGTAACAAATTCATCGGTGGATTTTATAAGAATGGGACATCAACTAAAGGGATTATCTCAACACCTTCACAATTAGGGCCAACCGCAAAAGATGCTCTTAGATCTGAATGGCAGAAGGCTAACGGAGGAACAAGCAATGCTGGCGGTGTTGCAGTAGTAGATGCTGGAATGACTTATCAATCAATAGCTATGCCTCTAGCAGATGCAGAATTCATTGCAACACAGAAGTTCAACGTTGGGGAGATAGCTAAGATATTCAATGTACCACCACATATGATTGGAGAATTAGATCATGCAACTTTTAGTAATATAGAGCAACAATCAATGGACTTTATTACTAACTGCATACAGCCTTCAATTGTTTCGTGGGAAGAGGAGTTCTCTTATAAACTTTTTGTTACGAATAAAGATAGAGACCATTATATTAAATTTGACTTAGACAGTGCTATGCGTGGAGATAGTGCAAGCAGAGCAACATTCTATCAAGCTATGACAGGTATCGGAGCGTATAACATTAATGAAGTTAGAGAAAAAGAGGACATGGACAGCATCGGAGTAGAAGGCGAAAAGTATCGCGTTGACTTAAATCATGTTAGTGCTTCACTCGTTGATGAGTATCAGATGTCTAAGGCTAAAACTACAACACCATCACCAACTGTGACTAACTAAGTAAGCCTTAAGGGTTTTAGTTAGTCATATTTAATGCAGATTTGGAGGTGAAAATGAAAAAATGAAGGCTAAAAAGTTCTTTGAATTTAAAGCACTCGCCAACAATGAAGGCGAGTTAAATATTTATGGTGAAATTTCCAGTTCCAGTGGTGGAATGTTCTCAGATGGAACAGAAGTAACCCCAACAGGTTTTAAATCTGAATTAGATGCCCTTGGGAATATAACAACGTTGAATGTTTACATGAATTCACCAGGCGGAGACGTCTTTGCGGGTCAAGCCATATACTCCATGCTCAAACGTCATAAAGCCACGGTGAACGTACATATTGACGGAATCGCAGCGAGTATAGCTTCCGTAATCGCAATGGCTGGAGATTCAATCCATATGCCAGTTAATAGCATGATGATGATCCACAATCCTTGGAGTTTAGCACAAGGCAATAGTAAGGATTTCAGAAAAATGGCTGATGACCTAGACAAAATAGGTTTAAGTATTGAACAAACTTATCTAGCAAAAGCAACCAATATGAAACAAGAGGCTTTAATAGCACTACTTGATGCTGAAACATGGTTAACAGCACAGGAGTGTATGGATTTAGGTTTATGTGACGTGATGGATGAAGAAAAAGCTATTGCAGCAAGCATTAAGGACTTCAAAATATTAGCGGAATATAAAAATGTGCCTAAATTTATTACAGTTGAAGCTAAAGAAGAACCACAAGATAATAATTCAGAACCAGACCAAAATATACTGACAAGACAAAAAATCGAGCTAGAATTACAGCTCTAATTAATTGAAAGAAAGAGGTTTTTATAATGACTAAAGAATTACGCACTATTTTTGAGGCATTGAACAGTAAGAAAGACCAAGTCAAGGCATTACTCGTGGAGAACAAGGTTGTGGAAGCAGAAGCAATGATGGTTGAGGTTCGTGATATTCAAAAGAAAGCTGATCTCCACACTGAATTAGAAGCTCAGGATAGAATTGTTATTCCTTCAGATGTAGTTCCAGCAGTAGTAGTTAATGAAGAAACCCAATATAAAGCAGCCTTTTTCAAAGCATTCAAGGGTAAAAAATTGAACGAAGCTGAAGCTAGTTTAATGGAAGCAAAAGCAGCATTATCCTCTACAATTGGAACAGATGGTGGATACATCATTCCCCAAGACATCCAGACCCGAATTCATGAACTGAAACGTGATCTGCCTATTCTTGAAAACTATATCAATGTTGAGCCTGTAGGAACACTTACTGGTAGTAGAGTTGTTGAGAAGTATGCTGACATTGTACCATTTGCTGTATTTGCAGAAGGCTCAGACGTTCCTTCAGCTACAACTCCTCAGTTTTTGAATGTGCCATTTAACATTGTTGATAAAGGTGGTATACTGCCAGTTCCAAATAACCTCATGAATGACACAGACCAAAATCTCATGGCATATCTGGAAAAATGGTTGCTCAAGAAATCCGTTGCAACACGTAATTCCATGATTATTACCAAACTCAAAACTTTGACTCCTGTACAAATTGCTGGATTCGATGACATCAAGAAAGCAATTAATGTAACACTAGATCCAATGATTTCTGTCGGAGCAATTGTTGTTGTAAACCAAGATGGATTTAATCTTTTGGATACTCTCAAAAATGGTGACGGAGAATATGTTCTCAAAACTGATGTTACTAATGTCAATGGCAAAACCCTTGAAGGCAAACCAGTTGTAGTAATTAGCAACAAACAATTACCTACAGTAGCCACAAAAGCTCCTATTTTCATGGGCGACCTTCATGAATTCTGCACAATCTTTGACCGTCAACAAATGTCCTTACTTGCTACTACTGTTGGTGGCACTGCTTTTACCCAAAATAGAACAGATATCCGTGCAATTGTGCGTGAAGATATTCAAACTATTGACGTAGATGCTGTCATTTATGGTCAACTTACAATCGTTTAATTAATGGGGTTAATAACCCCTCAAAATCTTTTGATAGGAAGTGAAATTAATGTCATTATATATTACAAAAAACTATGAGGACAAAGGTGGAGACAGGACTGTAATCGGTGGAGAACTACTTATCGCTACTGGCGGTAAAATTACCTATGCAAGTGGCACTCAAACATCCGCAATAACTAACCCAACAGACCTAGCAACAGCATTAACGGCTATTGCTGCATTGAATGCTGCCATTAAGGCAGTTGGAATAACACTATAATATAGGGGCTAAAATGCCCCTTCTCCTTTGAGGCGGTGAAATATGGACTTAGATGTAATAAAAACATTTTTGCGAGTAGATGGTAATGATGAAGATCTGTTAATTGATAGTTTGCAAATAGGTGCGGAAATCTATCTCACTAATGCAGGGATTACCAAAGACTACACAAGTGATCTATACGAACTCGCAATTAAACTATTAATCATTCACTGGTACGATAATCGGATGCAATTTACCATCGGCAGGGTTGGGAAGATCGAGTTTGCATTGGAATCTATTATCTATAGCATCAAATATAATCAGCCAGTGGTGATTGTATGAATGTTAACGAATTGAGGCACAGAATTACTTTCCAGAAGAAGACCACCACAACTAATGAAAATGGGTTTACAGAAGAATCTTGGACTGACATCAGGACAGTTTTTGCAAGTAAAAATAACTTATTTGGCAGAGAATTTTTTCAAGCGGTCGCAGTACAAGCAGAGAACACAGTCGAATTTGGCATAAGGTATTCAGGATTTGTTGATGAGATGGATAGTAAATTATATAGGATAACCCAAGGTTTAAAGATCTACAACATAACCTTCATTGATAATATTCTCTACGACAAAATATTCGTTAAAATTAAAACCTTGGAGCTACTGCCATGAGCAATTCGATTGAAATTAGTGGATTTACTGAGTTTGAAAACCTTCTACACGACATGACAATATCTGATGCAGAAGAAAAAAAAGCTATGAAATTGGCTATTATCCCTATAAAAGATGCATTAGAACAAGCAACACCCGAGGGAAAAACTGGCAAGTTAGAAAAAATTAAAACCACTGTCAAAAAAGAAGGATTTGCCACTGTTGGGACATTGAAACTCGGAGCTTTTTGGGGAATGTTCCAAGAATATGGCACGAGTACCCAACGTGCTCATGTTGGATTTTTTGAGAATACAATTAGACATACAGAAGGCTCTGCATTATCCATTTTGACTAGGGAATTATTGAGGTGATGAGTTGAACATAAGAGCATTTCTAAGGTCTGTATTGCTTGACCCTGAAATAATAAGTTTGACAGGTGATGGGACTGTTCATTTTCTGCACGCAGTTGCGCCAGTTATTCCATACATCGAGTATGCGATTTATGATGAAAATGGTGCTCTGTATGCAGAGGGAATTGAGACAGCAACAGATTATTATATCCAAGCAGACATCTTCTCTAAAGGTGATTACACAGTTTTAGAAGATGCAATAAAAATTAAAATGGCAAACGCAGGTTTTGTGAGAAGTAGTGGTGCTGATTTGTATGAACCAGAACCCATAGACCTCTATCACAAAGCTATGCGTTTTACTT